TATATGTTCTCTGCCTGTAAAACAATATCCTTTTTCAGCACACATTTCAATAACTTTTGGATAAATTTCTATTAATGCTTTTCTTGTATCTCCAGCTGGCATTACCCATGTTTTGTCCTTTGGAATATCCATTACAATTCTAAATGATTCAATTTCATCTAAGGTTTCTTGTCTGCCATCCCATACAGGTTTAAAATGATAATCTTTATGAAAATTAATCATTTTTCTAATCGCCTGTGAATTGAGTCTATACCTATTATGAGTATCGATAAACTTTTGGTCAACAATCTTGCCGCCGGGCGTAATAACATCCAGAGCAGGTACAGAATTAGAAAACTTAGGACTAAGAGATATGAGGTCAATTGGATAATCAGTTTTGACAAAGTGAGATCCTTCAGTTTCGATAGTAATTTTGATATTTCTTTCATGTGCAAAGTGTGTTAATTCATTAACTAATTTTGGATGCATTGTTGGAGATCCGCCTGTTAACATCATATGAGTTATATGTGGATTTTCGTCATATATTTTAATTATATCGTTAAAAGTATATGTTCCCTTTTCTGGGTGTATACTAGTATACCAACTATCACACCATCCTCCTTCCCCAAACCAACACCGGTGTGTACATCCTGTAGTTCTAACTGCAATTGTTGGATATCCGGCTAAACTTCCTTCGCTTTGAACACACTTATATAATTCAATTAAAGGTAAAACCTTATTATAATCTTCTATTCTATTCATTTAATTTAATATTATTGGCTTATTAAAAACCATTAATTCTCTCGGTCCGGATTTTCCAAATGGCCTTCGATAGACCGTTTTGCCTTTATCTGGACTTTCATATATCCAAACTACTTCTTCTTTATTCATAATAAATTGCCGAATTCTTTTTGTTTTCATTACATTCAACTTTAACTACCTTACACCGAGCGGCATCTGTTTTTGATAAAACATCATTAAACTTATCATAAACTAATTTAGCCATTGATTCGGCTCCTAATTTATCTAAAATATGTACTTTAGCTATTCCCATTAAACCCATTTGTTCAAAAATATCAATATATGGATCATCTTTTTCAGCCAATAAAGTATGATCAAACATATGATCCATCCAATCCTTTAATCCATTTCCAATTGGTTTGTCTTTAAAGCCACCAAAGTCAACAACCCAATTCATTTCATCTAATCCTTCGTTATCTAAACTGTCTACTGGTTCGAACCATACTTTAAATTCTAAAGCATAACCATGTAATAACTGACAATGACTATGTTGTGCTTTCCATTGTCGAATTGCAACTGTATAATTGTCGAATATTTTTGTTGATTGAAATTTACCCATTATTATATCCTCTTTGAAATTCATAAAACTCATTTCGTGTTGCTGGGTCTTTTTTAAATGCTCCTGTTAATTTACTGGTTTTCATTGAAGCTCCTCCGTGTTTAACACCTCTACATTGTACACAATTATGTGTTGCTTCAATCATAACTGCTACACCATTATTATCATTAATAATAGTATCTATAGAATTATGTATTGCAACTGTTAATTGTTCTTGTATTGCTCCTCTCCTAGAAAAATGTTCTACTAGACGATTTAATTTTGATAGTCCAATAACTTTACTTTCCTGGCCTGGGATATAAGCTACATGTACTTTACCTGATATAGTCTGATGGTGGTGTGAACACATTGATGTTAAAGGTATGCCCCCCTCAAATACCATTCCGTCATATCCGTCACTTGGAAATGCAGTTATATCAGGAGCTTGGTCGTAACGGCCTGACCACAAATCATTAACATATGCTTTTGCTACTCTTCTAGGAGTATCATTTGAATTGGGATCATTTCTCCAATCGCATTTTAACGCATCTAAAAATTCGCCGAAGGCAATAGCTGCTTTATAAATCATTTCATCTTTGTCTTTTTCTGATAAAGGGCTTCCTGGAGCTATTCCATTAGCAAAACCCTTTTTAACTAATTCTATTCCATATTTTGATGTCATATTTTTTTTGCCAAACTATTTAATAATTCTGAAATACTTTTTATAGTTTCTGTGTTAATTTTTAACCAATTTTTATATTTTTTCTTTTGTGAATTTAATTTATCACATACTTCATATTCTTCATAATATTCTCCAACCCGAATTAGATATAATAAAAATTCAACTATATCTTTATTGTATTTTTTTAAACAAGCTTCATTTGTAAAATGTAATTGTATCGGTGATTGTTTACTCAATGTTTTGGAACATCGTTTGAACGTCTTAAGATCAACTTTTTTTGGCGATATAAACATTATTTTATTTTAATATAATAAAATTTTGGGAAATATCCAATCATTGTACCTCACAAGATCCGCCGGCACACGCAAGTTCTCCGGCTAAATTGGTCTCATCCTGTGTTTCATTAACTTTACTTAAATCAACTTCTGTTAATGACTTAATCATATTATTGTAAGTTTCTTCTGTGCAATCCTCAAAGGGTGGTTGTACATAACTTCCGCCCCAATAAGGTAATACTGCAAGGCCATTATAATGATCTCTATTTTTCCACATCCATTCTCCGGCCATTTCCCATTCAGCTTCTTTTAACGATATTGTTGCTGAGACGTTGTGTGTATTTGAACCAGTCCGGTGGCCAGGTTTTACCCATTTTAGTGCTACCTGTTTAACTCGTTCTAATAAATTAAATGGCGATTCTGTTCTCAAAATAGATCCGTCTGGTGCTTTTTGTGGAATAGAAATAACTGCAGTGTCGTGTGGCCTCCAATAACAGTCTTCAATTAATTCAGGGTGGTGTTTAGATAAATATGTATATATGGATTCATTTTTTCCAACCCTAATTCTCCTAATATAATAATCATTGTGCCATGGATGAATTCCTGATGAAGTACCTAATGTCAAAGATGTTGTTCCGGCTGGCTTAACGGTTGTACATCTGGCTGCTTTTTTTATTCCAATAATTTTAGCTACTCTGGAATTTTCACGCTTAACAATATCAGCGGCTTTACTCATATCATAACCTAAAACAACTCCCGAGCCGATGCCTGTCATACTGACTCCTATTAATGCTTCTTTCTCTGTTGTTTCTTGCCAAACCTCTCTTAAATAATGAAAATCAGTATATCCTGCTTGGAGTGTTCCTATAAATGCGGCGACTTTTACCCTCTCGTTAAAATCTGATTGTGATTCTATATTTGATACATTAACTTCACATAAATTGCAAAATTGGAACGGCCTTAATGCAATTTCACAACAAGGGTTGGTGCCCCAATCTTTATCATTATTAAAATAAATTCCTGGCTCTCCTGTTTGTCCCAATTCTACCCGTTTCCAAAGATCCATAAAAAATTCTTTAGTAATTTTGTGTCGCATAAGTACCGCTGAATTATTAGCTCTGTGTCGTTGTGGATTTAATTCTAATACCTCTTTTGCTTTACAAGATATTATTTCAGTATCATCTGCGGAAAATAATGAGATGAGTGCTGCCCTACGTATTCCGCCAGCTAACACAGCATCGGCTATATGACACACAATATCATGAGTTTCTAATGTAGTTAATTGATCGCCATCTTCTTTATGGTCTAATAGTCCTTTTATTTTAAGAATACATTCTTTTAGCGGTTGTGGGCCTGGGGCTTTTCCTCCGGATGTAATTAGCGGCGCTCCCTTATCTCGGATATCTGAATAATCAAATTTGATTCTAGACCCCTTGCCATTCATATAAGATTTCATTAACATTTTAATAGCATCAGCCCATCCTTCTATAGAATCACTTATTAAAAATCTTTTTTTACGATTAGCATACGGCTTGTTAATTGGCGGTAATTTTTCAACGTGGTGTTTCTGTACAGAATATCCTACTCCTGTTCCTCCAAGTAGCAAGAACATAGTTTCAGAAAATGCTGCTACATTATTTATGGGAAGATAAGCACAATTATATATTCTATTAGGGGATATTTCAATTGGTTTTCCACCAAATTGCATACTACGCATCGATGGAAGAATTTTTTTGTCATAAACAAATTCATATGCGCTTTCAATTTCGTCTTTTAATTTAGGATATTTTTTAATATGCATATCCTTATTTCTCGTTACTAACTCCTCCCAAGTTTCTCTTCTATTTTTATTAGCCAAAAATCTAGCGTACTTCATATATACTGTTATCTCACTTAAAATCCTATTAGAAATATTCATAATTATGACTCCTTTTTTAATGTAATTAGACAAAAAAGGCCCGGGGTTTTTAATGGGCCACTTCAATAATAAATATTACATATCATCCTAAAGATCCGCCTAGATCTTTAAATTTTTGTGCTAAATTTTGCTTTAAAATGTTTTCTCCTGTTTTCATTGTCTGGGTAGTTTGTATACCCTGAGCTGTTTGTGGTTCGAAGAATTGAAATTGGCCATTATTCGTATTTATTTTACAAGGTAATGTGATTCCATCCGGGCCAAATCTATTTTTTATAACATGTCCTCTGCCTGTTCCTGACAATTTATCTTCTACCTTTCTCGCCAATGACACTAGAAAGTCAGCTACCATTACTTTACCGTATGATGCTGCGATTTTATCTGCTTCTATAATATCGCTTTCTAGAGCTGATCTGCCGGCTTGAGATGCCGTCCAGATTGGGATTTCATATTCCCCTGCCATGCCCCGCATTTCTTCATATAGTTCTTCTAATGCTTCATGTTTATCCTTTTTTGTATTTATTTTTAATAAATCTCCATAATCTACGATAACCAGATCTGGTATTTTTCCTAACATCATGGTTTTTTCTACATGTGCTTTTATGCCCATTATTCCTGTAGATTTGGTTGGATAATATTTTATAACTAAGTCTCCGTCTATAGTTTTTAATTTTTCCTCAATATCATCAGTATAATTTTTTAAATTTTGGGCTGCTATGCCTGTTACAACACTATCATATCTTTGGCCAACGTAATTATCATTTAATTCTAATGTGTAATGTATTACTGTTTTTCCTTGTTTAATTGCATTGGCGCCGATATTAATTAATAACCAAGATTTGCCTATTCCAGCTGGCGCCATCACTACTCCCAATTCTCCTTTTCCTAAGCCACCATCCATTAAATCATCAATTACATCCCAACCCGTTCTAATCGTATCACGAGCTGCATTTGTATATCTTGATATTATTTCTTTTTTATATTCATGTCCGATATCGGTATCGGCGCCTGCTTTCATTGCTGTATCTATTTTACTTTTTATTTCATCATAATTACCCATTTTGAGTAATTCAACAGAAGCCATAATAGCTTGCTTTATCTCTTGATTTTTACAAAATTTTAATATTTCATCCTTAACAAATGATAGATCATCTGCCTCCATATACCGAAATATATCTTTTAACTGTTCAAGAATTGCAGCTTTTAATACATCATCATCAATATTTGTAATTTTTACTTTTAATACGTCTTTTGATGGGGGCGATTTATATTCACGGAAATGATCTAATATGACATCTAATAACCAACTATTTGCATCTGACTCAAAATACTCTGGTTGAATAATATCTGCTATTTGTTGTAAAAAAGACCTATCAGTAAACATTGCGGCAAGCGCTTTTACCTGAAAAGACCAACCGTATTCACTTAATTTATCTGTCATAATTTATTATAATAAAAAATAAATAGTAATCCAATACTATTTGTGTGTTTGTTGTGCGAAAGCACTTAAGGAGAGCCAAGTATTATTTAACCACTCGGGCATATTTTTCATCACAGACCACATCTTATCTTCCATGAATATTTTTCGAAATTCATGTTTTTTTAATATTGGAATTGGAGATTCTATAATATTACGTATTGATGATTTTGTTTGTGCTGGTATATCTAATAATGATAAATTCATTAAATGCCAGTTTTCTTCGATTTTATATTTATTATCTAACATTTTTTGATAAATTTTTGATTCATTTAATTTATTAGTACATTCAGTCCACAAATCTTCTGGATTGAAATCTAATGATAATGCTAGGTCTGGAAGATGTTTTAATATTGTCTTTGGTCCAATGCCCCGGATACCTTCGATATTATCTGATTTGTCTCCGGTAAATGTTCTATACATTACATAATTTGCTGGGTGTACACCAAATTCTTCTAATATAGTTTCAGTAGTATACATTTTCTTTTTAATAGGAGACCATATCTGTATTCTTTCATCTACCAATTGATAGAAATCTCTGTCAGTTGAAACAATTGTAAATTTGTGTCGTTCTTCATTAAACATTTGAACTATATAAGCTATAGTATCATCTGCTTCTATTCCGTCCATTGCTAAGAAATTAACTGGTAAACAATCTAAGTATGAAACTAATCTACTAAATTGAAATCTCATTGCTTCTTGTTCTTGATCAACATTAGCAAAGTGATGATCGTGTCGTCTTAATTTTGTATTATTAACACGATTGGCTTTGTAATCTTTATTAATTTTTTTGCGTCTTTTAGATCCGCCCACTCCGTCGAATACTATAATGCATCGACTTGGACGGAAGTCTCTTACGCATTTTCCTATACTATATAAAAATCCTGTTATTCCACCTATATGTTCTCCATCTTCATTTGTGGAGGGGGTTGCAGAAAAGGCTCTAATGAAAGTATTCAATCCGTCGAATATCATAATGTGATCGTTAACATCCGACGGATTGATTTCCTTTTCTTTTTGTATCTGTTTAAATAATTCTTGGTATTTATTCATTATCCTTCTTCATTCACTACTTCTGGATCTACAACAACATCATCAATTCCCATTTCATGAGAATCATATATAAAAATATATGCTTTGCAAATTCTATTATATAGTCGATCTTTTACTTCTGGGGTGTTTAATACTTTTTCTTCAAAATCTTTAGATTGGAATTTCATAGTATCAAAAACCTCTCCGGTATTAACATCAATATCTTCATACGTATACCAAGCTCCTGCTTGGTTTACTAATTTAAAGTCTTTCATGATATTTAACCAACCGCCATAATTATCAATTCCTGAATCAAAATATATGTCATAATCAATTTTACGATGTGGTGGCCCCATTCTATTTTTTACAATAGTTACCCGAGTTTTAATACCTACTACTTGTTCTTGAGTATTAGATGTTTTTGGAACTTTAATTTGTCCCATAGATTTTAATCTTAATCTAACTGATGCGTGAAATGGTAATGCTTTTCCACCTGCGGTAGTCCAAGGATCTCCAAAACTAACTCCTAATTTGGTTCTTAGTTGGTTTGTGAATATTAAACAAATCCTTTCTCGTGCAATCCAGTTTGTAACTTTTCGCATTGCTTTTGAAAGTATAATAGATTTTGATGTTGCATATCCATCTTTATCATATTCAGCGGCCATTTCAATTTTGGTTGATGCGCCCATTATAGAATCGACCACAATAGTAACTAACCGGTCTTTTTCTGATTTTCGTACATTTTCAACAATCGTTTCAATCGTTTCAAATATTTCTTCAACTGTTTCCATTGGCACATAAAGCATTGATTTTAGATCAACGCCAATTGCGTGTAAAAATTCAGAACTTGTTGCTGATTCAGTATCAATAAAAACTCCCAATCCGCCTTTCTTTTGGGTTTCTGCTAAAGTATGGGCTGCAAGTAAAGATTTTCCAGATGCTTCTAATCCTGTTATTTCCGTAATTCTGCCGACAGGAAATCCTCCATTTGGTTTATTTGAAATGGCCAAATCTAACATAGAACACCCAGATGACACCCACTCATTTACATTTGTGGGTGCATCTTGATCTCCATCCAAAAAGAATGCGGTTTTATAATTTTGGCCTTTGAACTGTTTATTGATGCTTTCTGCCAAGGTCTTGGCTAACGAATCTTCCAGTTCGCTCTTTTTCTTTGCCATAACTGACTCCTAAATTACTGGTTGAATAAATCATTAAATGCTTCAGATACATCTTCTTTCTTTTGTGGTTCAGATGTATTTGATTCAGTTTTTGCTTCACCATTTGTGCTTGATGGTGTTTGGGCATCTGAATCTGCATTTTCTGGATTCATCCATTCTGCAAGGGCCTGTTCTAGTTCATCGTATGTTGGTTCTGGAAATAGGTCTGTAATCTTTATTTGATTTACGATCTTTTCTGCAACTGCTTTGTCCGTTGTTGCTGGCGAAACATTTGGTTTTACCCTAATTGATGTTTTGGGAAACCTTTCTGATCCTTCTGCAGGTATAAATTCTACATTAATATCACGGCCGTTCATTACGTCTGTAATGTCACCATAATCTGGATCAGATATAATAGAAAGCAATTCTGAATAAACGGTTTTTCCGAATCCCCAAAATTTAACGCCTTCTGATTCCTTACCTCTAACAATAACAGGAACATAAGTTCGCATCTTTGGCTCAATTTTTCTCCCCATAACCCATTCGTCCTTATCACCAGTTTTCTTCAACTTTTCAGCAAATTCTAATACTGGATCTGGATTGCCAAATGTAGATGGTGATAGCATACTACGCTTTGCAATATCATAATGAAAATACATTTCTAGAAAAGGGTTTTCTTTTCGGTGTACGTAAGGTACAATTCTGATGGTTTGTTTTCCCGGTTCGGGTTTCCAAAGATTATTTCTTCTGTCGTCTGTTTTATTTAATTGTGTAAGTTTTGCCTTAATGGCAGCTAAATCTAAACTCATTTTTTTCCTTTAATTAGTTAATTGTTTATTTTGTTTAGTTATTAATTATAATATAAGTAATTAATTTGTTAATTCCAAAATTATTATATATAAATATGTCAAAAACTAATTCTTTTAACAAATATTAATGAAACTTTTTTATATCCGCCATCATCAGTTAATAGGAATGAATTTTCAAAATTTTCCCATGGGACAATCATATTTTTATCTAAAATACCATTATTCATATTAATAATTACTTCGTTTAATGCATTGACTGTATAAAGTGTATTTGTATCTTTTTTACGATGTATACTTATTGTATTTTTACCCCGGAATCCTGTGTCGTCTGCATTATATGTACAATATAAATCACTTCTAAAATCTTCATTAGAAAATACAAATATTCTTTGTTCTGGGATTGTAAAATTTTGTTTAATATATTCTATAACAATGTCCAAATTATTTTTATGTGCAAAAGTGCAAAGGAGTTGTGTTTTCAAGATTTATGCTTTCTACTCTTTATCTGACCAAACTTTTGATATACCAAATGGACCACCGTTAACAAACAGTTTTCCTCCTTTAAAATTAGCAATACCAGGGCCTAATAAATAATTGCCTGATGCATCTTTAATGTGAGTTGAGTTTTTTATCATTATACTTGCATCACGCAAATATATAATATTTTTCTTTTTTATAATGAATCCCCACCAATCTACAAGATTAAGTTTGGATGTAACAAATCGATCAATATGTAAACAAAATCTTTTTGTAATATTATCTAAATCCTCTGCGTCCTTAATATTTAACTGTTTATGTAAAATAGCTCGAATTCTTTCTTGTAAATCAGTAATAAGTTGTACATCCGAATTTAATTTTAAAAATTGATCTATATCTGATTGTATACTTTCTTTATTTAATTCTAATAATGCTGCATTTACATCGAGCCTAGAAGTACTTCCTGTTTCAGGATCTCTTCCTGTTAATAATGCTGCTAATGATTCAAACTTTTTTATATATTGTGACGCTTCTTTTGGTAATGTACCTAGATCAAATGTTGTTTCTTTATAATTTTTTAATGAAACTGTTTGATTATTTTTTGTTATGACAATGTCAGTTTCAATATCATCATCGCCAGATATGGCGCCTGCTACTTTTCCTTTAAAAACAATACTAAACCATAATTCAGATGGCTCCCCGTTTGTAACCGTAACTGTCTTCATTATTAAATTATATAATGTTAGTAGTATTCCAGTAATTTGATATCTTGTATTTTCTAATTTAAGTGCAGGTTTGTCAGATTGTAATATTTGTTTTACTTGTTGTTGTTCGGGGGCACTTAATCCTATAATAGAACCATATAACAGATCTGTATGTAATATTTCTTGTCCGGGATATATGTATTGTTCCAGTGCCTGATCAAATTCGTCTTCAGTATAAAACTCTTCTATTGGCTGGGTAGGATCGGCTTCAAGCAATCCCCTTGCCTTAGCAACAGTTCGCTCTATTTCTACTTCTGTTAATAAATCCATCTCTTGTAAAACTTCTCGAAGAACTTCGTAATCTGAATCTACTTTAGGATATCCGGCCTCTAGTTGATATGTCCAGTCATTTATAATTTTTTTTATCATAACACAATATCATTCATTTTACTATAAATATTTCCTACTTTACATTTCACCGGGAAAGATCCGGTTTCTAACAGGGTTTTAACTTTGGGCAATACCTCTTTTGCTTCTGTAATAGGAACATCGAATAATACTGAATCATAAGTATATAATATTATACAAGTTTTATATTCCTTTAATATTGTTTGTACCTGTTCTAATTTTCTTGCCGAAAATTCTGTTTCAATCGCTTGTAAATAATAATTAAATAATTTATTTACTGTCATTCCTGGTAAATTCTCCGAACTAATAATTCTATTTTCTATTGGCGTTTTTATATATCCATTATGTTTCCATTTATTCCACAACTTCCATATCCAATCATTTACTTCTTTAAAGAACGGAATTTTTAAAAATTCTTTATCTATTCCTCCATACAATAATCTAAATGTTATTTGTTTACTCTGCTCATATTGCTCTGGTGTTAATGTTTCTGTACTAAAATAAAATTTACCAAAATAATTGTGTACTGATCCAGCTGGTAATTCGTATCCTATTAATTTAGAAATCAATCTAATATGATATGCATCGAAATCCATTTCAACTAAAGCTCCTCTTTCGTGCCTACTACAAAATGCATCTCTTGTTCCATCATCTTTATTCATAGCTGCATAATTGAATCCACGGAAAGCATTAGACGGTCTACCTGTAGTTGTATGATAATGATATTGAGAATAAACACGGCTGTCGTTAATTAAATTTGGCATCTTAAATGAGCCATTAACTTGCAATCCGTTGGATTCAATTTCAGCAAAAAGTTTAGGATATAAATTATTAAATCGAATATATGATTCATTGGTCTTTGAATTGATTATCATCGGCCAGGCATATTTACGTATTTTTTGACACATTGACAAATGTTGCATTATAGGAACAACAGCATTTATGTGATTTATGGCGGTATGTCTTCTCCAGAAAAATTGGTGGGATTCTGTATAATAATGTGAGTCATCATATGCTTCTGCATAGGTGTACCACCATAATGTTTTTACGTCAAAAACAGAGTTATTTCCGCCCATTTGTAGCCAAATCTTCTTGTCGTGTACAAAGATAGATTGAAGGTCCAGAAATCGGTGTAGGTGTTCGGAAAACCGATGGATTTGTTCAGTATGTTGGATA